TATGTGTATACCACATACAACGATGAGATTGGTCTTACGCCCATTCCGGACACAAGTAATCGAACTCTAGAATTTGATTTCTATGTATCTCACACAGATTTGTCTGGAGCAACTGATACGTCTATTATCCCAACAAGGTTTGAGCCTGTAGTAAACGCACGGGCAAAATACTACACTCACATATTTCGCTCTGACGTGCAGTCCGCACAATTTTCCCTAAAAGAATACGAAGACGGAATCAAACGTATGCGTATCGAATTACTTAATCGTAAGAATTACATGAGGGCTGTCTAATTGGCTGACTTGTCCCAAGCACAACCTGTAGCGTTCAACTGTGAGGGCGGTCTTGTAAAGAACCGTTCTACATTTATGATGCAGCCGGGAGAAGCCTTAGAGTTAGAGAACTTTGAGCCGGATGTAGAGGGCGGCTATAAGCGTATTCAAGGCTTTGCCAAGTACGTGACTGCTGTTGTAACGCACACGGCCAGCACCTCAGAGCCTATCTTGATGGTTGCATCGTTTGCAGACAAGGTTGTTGCCGCACGAGGAACAAGTATCTTTCAAGCAACTCCGGGCGGGTCTAGCTGGACAAGCATAGACAGCGGACGCACAAATGCAAAGAAGTACACCTTCGAGCGATTTAACTTTGATGGCAACGAGAAACTAATTGTAGCTGACCAAACCAATGCCCCCACAGTATTTAACAGTTCGTTTTCTGCCACAGACGTAAGCGAAAGCAGTGTAGCAGGTTCTAAGTTTGTAGCAGCATTTAAAAATCACATGTTCTACGCTGGCAATTCTACATCTCCACAAGAAGTGGTGTTTAGTCAGCCGTTTGACGAAGACGCATTTTCTAGCGGTAGTGGTGCAGGTAGCATCAAAGTCGATGACAACATCACGGGGCTAAAGGTCTTTCGTGATAACTTGTTTATCTTTTGCGAGAACAGAATATTTAAACTGGGGGGCAGCAGCCTAAGTGATTTTGCTGTTGTCCCTGTTACTCGTAACATCGGATGTTTGAATAACTTTACAATTCAAGAATTTGCTGGTGACCTCATTTTTCTTGGCCCTGACGGGTTGCGTACAGTCGCAGGTACAGCACGGATTGGTGACGTGGAGTTGGGTACTATAAGTGCTAATGTGCAGTCTCTTTTTAATCAAAACATTGCAGACTCTGCAAGCTTTGAAAGCTTGGTAATACCAGATAAAACGCAGTATCGTATATTTTTTAGTAAGGCAAACACAAACGAGACAATTACCAAAGGCGTCATCTGTGTAATGAAGGGTCAAAAGTTTGAGTTTGCAGAAATGCGCGGCATCAAGCCCGCCTGTACTGACACTTTTGTGGACGATGGAAACGTAATTGTTTTGCACGGTGCAGACCAGTCGGGATATATCTACCGCCAAGAGTCCGGCAACGATTTTGATGGTGTTGCTGTTTTAGGAAAGTATCGCGGGCCTGACTTAACGTTTGGCGATGCGGGCATACGAAAGCACATGCAACGGGTTATTGTAAACTACAAGCCCGACTCTGCAATAGATGCAGACCTGTTTCTTCGTTACGACTACGAATCTGCAGACGCTCCTAGACCAGACGCTTACCCCTTAGATTCAGAAGATGTGGTAGCTATCTACGGTACGTCTGCGTACGGCACTCCTACTTACGGTGCTGTGTCAACGCCGTTATTTAGACAATCTGTAGAGGGTTCAGGATTTGCTGTAGCTTTGCGGGTAAACGACGGGGGAACTACCGCCCCGTACTCTTTAAAAGGGTTCCAACTAGAATTTCAAACAGGAGCAAGACGTTAGATGGGTGCTACTTACACACGCCAATCGTCCTACACTGATGGCGATACCATTACTGCAGCACATACTAATGACGAGTTTAATCAGTTATTAGCCGCTTTTGCTGCCAGCACAGGACACACACACGACGGGACTACCGCAGAGGGTGGCCCTATTACCAAGCTGCTTGGCAACACACTCACGTTTGGTGCAGCTACGGCTGGCACAGACATTACAGTTACATTTGACGGGGAGTCAAACGACGGTGTACTCAAATGGATGGAAGACGAAGATTACTTTGAGTTTTCTGATGACATCCTTGTAGCCAGCACAGAGAAGCTGCAGTTCCGGGACACGGCTATCTACATTCACTCAAGCGCAGATGGGCAGCTTGACCTCATAGCTGACACGGAAATCCAGATTGCTGCCACTACCGTAGACATCAACGGCAACGTAGACATATCAGGCACACTGACAATCGGTGGTGCGGGTATCTCTGAGGCAGAACTTGAAATACTGGATGGTGCAACAGTCACCACAACCGAAATAAACATTATGGATGGTGACACATCCGCATCCGCTACGACTGTGGCAGATGCTGACCGTGTTGTATTCAACGATGCTGGAACTATGAAACAGGTGGCGGTCACTGACCTTGCTGCCTATTTTGATGACGAAATTACAGCAATGCCTAACCTAGTTACGACTGCTGCCACTACGGTTGGCGCACTTAACTCTGGCTCTATTACATCTGGCTTTGGCACGATTGATACAGGCTCATCAACGATTACAACTACAGGGCTTATCTCTGGTGGTTCGTTGGATATTGATGACGTGCTTATTAATGGCACAACTATTGGTCACACAGATGACACAGATTTGATGACTGTTGCTAGTGGTTTACTTACAGTCGCTGGTGAAGTATCTATGACTACACTGGACATAGGTGGTACAAATGTTACGTCAACTGCAGCAGAACTTAACTACAGTGACACAGGTGCTGCTGTAGGCACAGTTGTAGCTAGTAAAGTAGTTACAGCAGATGCCAACAAAGATGTAGCCAGCTTCCGTAACATTACCTTAACAGGGGAGTTGGACGCAGGTTCGCTTGACGTATCAGGTGATGCTGACATTGATGGAACCCTAGAGGCAGATGCGATTACGGTTAATGGTACAGCACTGAATACTGTTATTGCAGGAGTAACAGTTGCTAATGCAACTTTGGCAGCAACAACTACCGTTACTGACAGCACAGCTAACACCAACTTCCCTGTCGTGTTCCATGACGAATCAAATGCACTGCTAGATGACACTGGTGCTTTGCGATATAATCCAAGCACAGGCGAACTGTTAGTACCTAAACTTACTGTAGCAGGTACAACGACTACCGTAGACACAGTTACGATGAACGCAGAAAATGCTATCATCTTTGAGGGTGCTACTGCTGACGCTCACGAAACCACACTTACTATTGTAGACCCAACAGCAGACCGCACAATTAACTTGCCCAATCAGTCGGGAACGGTTCCGTTGCTGGCTGCAGCAAGTAACACAGCAGTTACGTCCACTCCTGAAGAACTAAACATCCTTGACGGTGCTACAGTAGTCGTAGGCGAAATCAACGCACTTGATTTGGGTTCAACAGCGGTTGGTACTGCCGTTGCGTCTAAGGCGGTCATACTTGACTCCAATAAAGATTATACAGGCATCCGTAATTTTACCACGACAGGCGTTATTACTGGCGGCACCCTAGAGGCCACAACAGACACAGCCGCAGGGGACAACGCTGCTATCGGTTACACAGCGGCAGAGGGTCTTATCTTGACAGGGCAAGGCTCAACAAATGATGTTACGATAAAGAACGATGCAGATGCTGACGTATTGGAAATACCAACAGGCACTATAAATGTAACGGTAGCTGGTGATTTAACAGCAGGTGCAACCGTAAAAGTTAATGGCGATACTGCTGCTGGTGATACTGCTGCGATTGGTTACACTAGCGCAGAAGGGCTTATCCTGACAGGACAAGGCTCTACATCAGACATAACTCTCAAGAACGATGCGGATGCTACGGTGTTCACCGTGCCGACTGGTACGGATGATATTCTGTTCCCAGATTCGGCTAAAATTTTGATGGGTGCAGGGTCTGACTTGCAGATTTATCACGATGGCAGCAACAGTTTTATTGATGACGCTGGCACAGGGAATGTATTTTTAAGAGGCTCAAGTCAAGTCATTATTGGCAACATGACAGGTGAGCAAGCCGCAGTTTTTAATGATAACGGCGCAGTTACAATTAACTATGACAACGCACAAAAACTCGCCACCACCAACACAGGCATTGATGTCACTGGCGTAATTACTACAGATGGTATGACTACTTCTGCTGACATCAACTTTGGAGACAACGACAAGGCCATCTTCGGTGCTGGGTCTGATTTGCAAATCAGCCATAATGGTTCCTACTCCCTAATTGCAGATAGTGGTACAGGAAACCTTATTTTAGCCTGTGAGGACTTTTCACTGACAAACCCTGCGGTTGGTGAGAACATGATAACTGCGGCTGTTGATGGCGCAGTCACTCTGTATCACGATAATGCAGCCAAACTCGCCACTACCGCTGACGGCGTGGACATCACAGGCGACACAGCTATCACAGGCCATGCTTCTATTGGGGTTGACGCAATCAACTCTGGACGGGCGTTGACTGTAGCTGGTGCAACGGATGGCTCAAGTAGT